CTATTAACATCACCACCTTCAACATTAAGATCTCCACCAATGTGGACAGTCTTTCCTATTCCAACACCACCAGCAACTACTAGAGCACCAGTTGTTGTGCTTGTTGAGTCAGTTGTATCACTAATTGTGGTGATACCAGTTAGTCCAAGGTTACCACCAACAAATAAATTCTCCTCAATACCAACACCACCTTCAATAACCAAAGCACCAGTATCTTTACTGGTGGATCCAGTGGTATCGGAAATGGTTATCGCAACACCACTAGCAAAATTCCAATCGGCACCTTCTACCTGAATTTTATCCGATGTTGCCTCATCATAATAAATTCTGGCGTCATTATCTGTACCAAATTGGAAGTGAATGTCGTCAGCAATTCTTATATCTGCTGTTGCTCCTGCTTCACCTCTTTCAAAGAAGATCGCATCCTTATCAGTATCATAAGACAGTCTTATATCATCACTAGTACCAAACTGGAGTTCATCGTTATCTAAAAACTGAACTCTACCAGTCCCATTTGGAGTGATGGTAATATTTCCATCAGTATCAGTAGAAGTTAGAGCATTACCATCTAACCTTAAATTATCTACATTCCATACATCAATTTTGGAGCTAGAATCAACAATAACAGCAGAAGATGCTGTTAAAGTACCATGAACGTGATCTAGAAGATCGGTATAATATTTACCACCAATTTCTATCGGATTATTCGATGAATTACCGACAAAAAATCTTTCTCCCTTATTTCCCTGTGATCCAGATCCAATTGTGAGGGCAAGTTCACCGTAATTCAGGGTGGATGGGGCAGTCGTACCCGTAGATCTTTTGACCCTAATAATGCTTGCCATTAAAAGCTACCTCCGTTAATGTCTAGATTCTGTGTTGCTCCTGGAGTTAGGTCTAAAGTTGCATCCCACTTATTAGTAGAACCATTATATACTAGAACCATTCCATTAGATAACCCACCACTTACATCAATATCGCTCAATCCAGCAAGAGTACCGGAGCTAGTTCCAGAAATTGAAGATAGAACTTTTATTGAGTTTTGTTGACCAACACGTACTTTTATGTCTGCCATTATAATGACTCCTTAAAGATTGCATATGAATATAAAACTGCCATCTTATAAGTTTCAGGATCTAAAGTATATTTATACTCACAATAATCCCATAGAAGAAATCACTTCCTGCTGCTTCAAATACAATTTACAATAAAGTTTTGCAAAGTCTCTACATTCTTCAAAATTTAGCAAATCGATTTGTCTTGAGTGTTTTTCATATTCAAACATCTTACCAACCGTTTCAAGATTAATTTCTTCTGGTTTCATTGATTAACTCCATAAGTAAACTTTTAATTTCAGAAACTTCACTTTTCAAAGATTCGATTTCTTGTTTTTGTTCCTGTTTATTCTTTTTCATTTTAGAATATTTTTGATACTCTAGTGTATCGCAATTAACAATAGCACCAGAGTTTTCGTCTCTGAACAAATTTGGAAATCCTTCTATTGGTATCATGCTAATGCAATCGCTCTTAAATCTTTGAATCTTGGAGCGTATGCTTCATTAGTTCCGTTCATAACAATTTTAATCACAAATCCAGAAAATTCACCAAGGTCATTAGCAGTAAACTGATAATCTAGGTACTCATCTTCACTACTTGCTTTAACAAAAGTATCTGGTAATCCATCATTCAAAGAAACATCAACAACGGTATCACCTATTCCATCACCATCACTATCACTTAAGTTATTGTATCCTGGGAATAATTGATATGCTTGATCTACTTCACTTGAATCTGACTTAATGAGTTTGTATAAAACTCTAAAATCACTAGAAGCATGGCGATATGCAGATAGCAATACTTTGAGTGAATTTGCTGGTTGTTTTAAGTCAACTCTCTTAGAGATATAAACGCTGGAATGTGGGTCTCCAGTATTTGCATTTGATCTGGAATCATATGCATAATTGTCTATTGGTTTGTTAATTCTATTTCTACCAAATACGAAAGTTGCTGCCTCAGATGTATCAATGACTGGAGACAAATTGGTGTTATTTGTCGCTAAGGTTATACCAAGAGTAAGAGACTTACTGTTTGTATTTGATGAAAGAAGGTTTGTTTCATTTAATCTAGAAGCTACCAATCTTGGTGTGCTAAAGTAATTTACATCATTTAGAGCTACTGACTGGAATCCTTGATCGACGAATGATGTTTCAGTACCATCAACACTTGTTCCAGAAGTAGTCCTCAGTAGTGAAGAAACACTTGTATTATCTGGAGTTAAAACATTAAAGTATGGTGCTACTGAAGAGAATTGGACATTTTGAGATGCCTTGCAATTTGGTCCTCCAGCAACTTTAGCATCAGTGAAACTTATCTGTGTATCTCCAGAAGATCTGTCTGAGAGATATGATCTATCAAATTCCAAATGATACTTATCAGTTCCCCTTAAAGAATTTAAGGTTGCATTTGAAGGTAATGTATGCTGCCTATTAATTCTAGACAGAGAAACTCCATTTAGTTCATACTTATACGCAATATCACCAGATGCATGTGTTCTACTTGGTGATCCAAATTGACCCTTTGTACCAATAGTCAAAGATTGAGATCCTACAGAAGTATAAGAAATAATTTCATTATTAATTAACACATATCCAGGATTGCTAGCACTTACTGCTAAACCTTCAAAGGTAGTAAAGTTTGCTGTACTTCCCAAAGAAATAGTTGTACTATCTGCAGTTATACTTGCAGTGATTGCTTCTCCAGGAGTATCTGGGAATACGTTAGAAATAACAACGGTATTGTTATTTGCCTGCATTCCATGGTTATATTGTGTAACTTCGAAGACGTTACCAGAATAAACATACTCTGGTACATAAGAATTCTTAGTTACCACAGTTCCCCCCATCGATACTTCGGTTGATCCACTATAGAATGATATCGCTTGACTTAATGTAAACTCTAATCCTTGAACATTAGTCAAATATAGTGTATCAACGTTAGATCTTTCTGAAACAGTTAATCTAGCACCGCTACCCTTAACTACAGAACTCGTAGTAATTCCCAAAACATCACCGACTGCATATCCAGATCCACTATACGCGATAGAGACATTTGATATTTGATTATCGGTAACTGTAATATCGGCAGTAGCACTAATACCGTATCCAGTTATATTGTATAGAGGAACTTCGGTAAAGGTTCCGTTTGAATATCCAGTTCCAACATTTGATGTTGTAATAGCAACTATGTTACCACCAACATTTTCAATGTATCCATAAGCATCACCTTCCGCAATTTTAGTTCCAGTAGTGAATACTGAACCAACTACAGAATCTGGAGAAGTTGAAATTCCAACATTTAACTTTCTTGGAAGTGTTTTGATTGGATTGCTAATCAGTTTTGGAACATTTAAATCATCAACGTATGTGGTGCTTCCAACAGAAACGTTTGGATTATTAAAGTATGCAGTTCCAGTGGTTGATGTGAAATTACACTTATAGAGTCTGAATGTTAAATCTTCAGATGTTGAAGAATTCCAAATAGATCCATTTTGTGGTTTATACAGATTACCACCAATGTAATTATTTGAATAAATTACTTGTTGTGCATTTGGTAGGTTTTGTGTTGCTACAGTCGCGTCATTTGACTTTGCAATCCAAACCTTGTAGTCATCTGAAGATGGGCAAGTTAAAGTAAGTGCATATTGCTTGTTTGGTTCAAGATAAATTGGTGATGGGAATACTACATTTGTAGCAGTTTGTCCAGTTGATGAAGTTGTAATACCTGATGGATAGATTTCTGCTCTAGCATAATCTTGAACCAAATTTGTTTTTGGAGTTCCACCGATATCAGTTTCTCTAACTTCAACAAATATCTTCTCTGTTGAGTCTTTACTTGAGAAGTATAAGTCTACAGATGATAAGAAGAATCCATCATTATCTGTTCTAAATGTTTGAGATAGTGGATCTGGTCTTAAAGCATTGAGAGGTAATGCTGGAGATGGTCTTCTCAGAGAAACACTTTCGGTGTAAGTATTTGCATTTACTATTCCAGATGCATAGAATGTATTTTGAGAATACGTTACTGATGTTGCTGAAGAATTAGTAGAACTTGAGGATAGTTTAAATGTTTTTGATCCAACCCCAAAAGTTGATGATGGTGTTGGTGTTTGTAAAGGATTTCTTATGAAGAAGCAACCAATTAGATCTCCAACATTATCTGTAGTCAGTGACTGAGTTGATACTGTTGCCTGTGCTCCAGATGTTTTTCCAATCAAAGTTGCTCCAGATGGGGTATATCCGAAGAATCTTCCAGTCGCATCATCTGCTAAGGAATAGGTATCAATATTTAAAACTGTAGATGATGAAGAATATGCTGCTAAAGATAATGATGTATTATATGGGTTTTGTGAATATTCTGTAGTTGGTGTTGTTAAGTTATAGGTTCCTTTTTTATGTGTTGCTGATGCAAGTCTGAAACTTCCAATTTTAACACCAGCACTATAAACATCTACAGATTCTCCAGTTTGGAATGCCGCAGATCCAGAACCCATAGTTACTTGAAGTAATTTAGGTATTACATCAATATCAGAATTTCCGTCAAAGAATGAATAATACTGTGTATTTGGTTTCAATCCAGTTGCGTAGAACTGAACATTTTTGGATTTAAACTTAGTTGATGGATTAGTACTAACTAAAAGATTATTAACGTAAGAATTTTCCCAATCACCTTGAGATCTAATAATCAATCCACTCTGAGAATTTACTGATCTTACCCAAGTATCAGAAGATGGAGTTAACTTCACATATCCATTGTAATTTGTAACACCAGCTGGGTTTACATTTTGTTCTGAAGTACTATAAGTTTGTCCTACACCTGCTAGAGTTTCAGTATAATTCAGAGTAATTAGATCACCAGTCTTTTTAACATTATTATCTAACAAACTCAAATTAGTAGAAAAGTCTGCAGAGTCCAAACTTACACTACCATCAACAGCTACTTCAGACTTGAGAGAATATAAAGAAATATCGGCATTAAGTTCTTCAGATTCCTTATCAACAACACACTTTGCATCCGAATTTTCAAGATCAATAAAGTTGTTTGTCTTAAAGTTATCTACGAAGAAACCAGATTTGAATTTGCTTACTCCGTCAGAGTCAGTAACTTGAAGTGCCTGAGTGCTCAATTCAAGTAAAGATAGTGAAGAAGCTAATTCAACATTTTCAATTCTTTCTTCCAGGACACCAATGTCCCTCATTGTATAGCGTTTGTTGTTGGTTAGTTTAATCAAACTATCATCAGGATTATACAAATATGCTGGTAATTCGATAACAGCAACATCCATTGAATTATCAATAGATGTTGGTTGCTTTGGACTGGTTGATGATGTTCCCTTTATTAATGTGAAAGATCCATTCTTATTGAGGACAATCTTATCAATTCTTGGTAGATAATATGAATATCCAACTGTGGAACTTTCATTTGGAGTTAAAACCAATGTTGGATTATTTCCTGCAGCAGCAAAGGATCTGCTAGCAAAGTCAAATGGTGAAAGTGTTGTTGATGTGAATGGAGATACTCTTGGTCTAAAGTCTAAAGTATCAGATGCTCTTACCCCATTGAGAAGTTTTGGAACATCATTACCAAATCTATCAGATGCATATGAATTCGCAGTATAAACATCCCCACTATCGCTAGATGGGACGGTATAATAATCATATATGACTAATAGTTTTCTTGCTGGTGAAGTTGATGGATCTTTTCTGACTATTCTAGAATAATCATAAAACTGCTCTCTTTGACCCTTATCTAAATTATATTCTTCAGTTCTATCAACATAAGCTCCAGTAGTAATACTTTGAACTGGGGCGACAATATTTGACTCTTTAAATGTAACCGTTTCATTATTTACAAATCTATTAGAATTCAAATATACAAATTCTACTTTAGTTGATGTGCTTCTTGTAACTATTTGACCAACTGCACCGCTAGTCTCACCAACTATCTGCTCACCAAGAATTGAGTTTGTATTGAGGTTTAATCCAGATTGAAAGTTTAGCGCATCTAATACTGGTGATGAACTATTTACAGACTCATAAATCGCAACAACTTTTGCTACATCTGGTACATTGAGTGAAATCTCTTCATCTTCAATTCTAAGACCATAGTACTTACTTGTAGTTAATCCAGATACTGCTGCTGAAGATCCAGTAACACAATTAGATACTTCTAATTTCTGACTTCTAACATAAAGTTTTTGCTTATTTCTAATTGAGTTTTTCTTAACAGTTGAATTAACAACAACATTAGATTCACTAGGAGTTAATCCACTGAAAGTTATTGAAGTTCCAGAACCATCAAGAGAGAACTTATCTGATGTTAACTGCTCAACAGTACCATCAGAGTAAATTACAGAATATCTCTCTGTATCAAAAGTTTCAAAATACGCACTGGTAATTCCAACATCAGATAAACTGACTGATAGTGTACCAACAGCATTAGTTGATTTACCAGATGTCTGGCGAGATACTCTGAGTTCTGATCCTACAAAATTAACCTCAGAAACATTTTTATCATTCAATTTAGCATACAAAAATGCATTATCACTATTTTGAATTGATGGGGATCCTACAGAAAATGTTGTGCTTGTTTCTGATGTTGGGAGAGAACCATCACAAACTCCCAATACTGTTGCAACACCTACTAACGTGATTGATAATCCATCAGTGGAAACATCAGATATTCTATTGAAAGTTTCTGTTGAAAAACCTGTTTTTTGATATCTAATTATAGTATCACTAGCAACTCCGATAAAGTTTCTACCAGCACAAGTTGCTATTCCAGATGGACTAATAGTTAATGTATCAGTTGAATTAAAATTAGGAATTATGTTGCTTGATAAGAATGTGTCTGCAACAAAATCTGTAGATAATCCAATAGTACTTGAATCTTGATATACTGATTTTACATCACTTACCTTATATTCTCTAATGGTTTCTACAGTTCTCGAAAACTCGGTAGAACCATTAATAGAAATTTGTTCTCCAGGACTAAAAGTGCCTGAGGTCTGAGTAATAGTTACATTTTCATCGGTTGGTGCCGATGTAACATAACCAGAAGCACCACTACTCAATCCTTTAATGCGTGATGATGCTGGACATGAATCAGAATTGAGTGCTTGATTTAGAGTTAATTTGGTGTGTGTTTGTACGTCAAACAGATACAAATCCCATTTTGATGCATTGTTTGAGTATGCACTATCGGTTAATCCAAAAGAATATACTCTTGCCTTTCCAATCTCATTTCCAGTTCCGGCAATGGTAGAGTTCTTTCTTTGATCACGTAAACTTACAGTATGATTATTATCAATTCCAATAACAGGAGAACCCGAAACATTATTGATTCTCAATAAATTGCCCATTTCAAATGGGATAGAAGATGATGATACTGTAGAAGTATCTCTTGGTTTTTCTACATCTAAAATAGTTGTTTCTACTTTTTCAATATCAAATCCTCTAACGTAAGCTTTTCCTGGAGAAATTCTTACCGATAAGAGATCCTTTGTTGGGGTATTGTTTTGATCAGTTTTTTGCTCTTCAAAATAAATTCCATCAGAAGAAACTCTATCATTTAGAGAATTTTTAACTTCTACTGCAAATGGTTTAATTGAATAGTTTCCAGACTCATCATAAGTTCTTTTCGCAATGTAATCTTTAATGAGTGAATATGTATTACTATCCTGTAATTTCTTTACAACTCCGTTAGAAATTCTAAGTATTTCGATGAAATTTTTATCATCAAAATCAGTAATCGCTTTCTTAGAAAGAATTGCTGAAATTTTTAATCTATCTGCACCAGGAGCTGAATAATTTGAAAATCCTCTAGCATTATCAAATAGGTCTGGATTTTCCGAAGATGCAAATTCAATACTTTCCTGAACACTTAGTCCAACTCTATAAGAAGGGGAATTCGTGTACTGATCTAAAATTAATGTTCTATCATCAACAGTTACAAAAGATCCTCTTATGAAATAAACACCACTAGAAATTGATACTGCAGATCCTGTTGAAGTTGCATTATCAGATATTAGAGATGCAATTGTTTGTCCAGAATTTACTGTAGTATTCCCATATTCAAATGTATCTAAAGATATTAAAGTTTCACCATCACTAAATGGATTTGATACATTATTAACATCAGAATCCAAATACTTTACATAAAGAGTATATGTATCATCAATTGAACTTTCTTTAGTTAAAATATTTTTAACTACCGCTGTTACTTGTGAATTTTGCCCCTTTATTTTCTTACCAACTAATTCGTTAATATATACGCCAACGTCTAGACCTAGATGTAAGTCATTAATCTTTACTGCATAGTATTCTGGATCGTATATTACATTACCAGGAATTACTACAGACCCTTCTTTGAAAAAGTGAGATCCAAAAGACTCTATTTGACCTTGTAGTATCGACTGTAATGTCGTTAATTCTCTAGACTGGACTGGAAATCCTGGTTTGAATAGTACCCTATAGAAATTATTAGAGGGATCAAAATCATCAAAATAAGGTGATACATTTAAATCTGTTTTTTGGGACATCTTTAGAATTCCAGTATAACTTTAATGTCTTCTTTTTGTCTTGGATTTCTCGTAACCACTGGTCTGTTATCTAGATATAGAATGGTTCCGCTTGTTTTATTTATCTCTGGTGAGGCAACTCCATTTGTAAATTGAGTTGCTAAATTAACTATCTTAGATGCTGTTATTGCAGTAGTAATTCCACTAAAGTTCGGATCTATAGTGCAACTAAAATTATTTGACGCAGTAACTGTTCCACCAGAAGCAGTAAAGCTTACCGACGTAGTTTCGTTAACAACGTTGAAAGAATCCTTTTGATCGTATGATGTTGGATTGAAGAATAAAGATCTATCTACAAAATACTTTAAAACTTTGGTTTCATCATCATATGATGCAACATATCCAACTGCAGTCCCAACTCCAGATACAGACTGGTAAATTTTAGTTCCTGGGATAGCATCGTCTGGATTAGAAACAGACAGTAATTTCAATGAATATAAATTAGAAAACTGACTATCTGTAAATATCGACGTTGCGGACCCAATTTGAGTTGGGTTTTTGATAATTCCAATTTGAGAGAATTTTGTATCTAATGGAAAATCCTTTGTAGAATCATCAAATCTTGAATAAATTAATACCTTATCAGTTCCTAGTTCTGTGTAAATATCAAAACCATGTCCTTTTGATGGTGGGATGATTGGAACTAGATTAGCAAAAGTTGTTGCACCAGAATTAATTGAAGATAAATCAACTCTTCCATACGTGTAATTTTTTCCACCAGAAGAAACTGTTGTTTCTAATATTTTTCCACCACTAACATTAACAACTACTTTTCCTCCAGTACCATCGCCAATAATATCTAATTCTGCACTAGTGCTATTATAACCTGCTCCTTGATTTTCTACGTAAACTTTTTTTATCTGGTTATTATTTACAGTAGAATCACCATTCTCTCTTACCGCTTGTATTTGAGCATCAGTGGTTGTTTCCCAGTCATTTGGGACTGGAATATATTCGATAGAATCAAATTTAATAATATCACTTGGAGAAACAGTGAACATGTATTTCCACACATATCCATCTCCACTCTCACCTGCTCTAGATGGTTCCAAGTCAATAAACGTTGGTTCATCCTGAGAGAAATTACCACCTGGTTTTGTTTGATTAGATCCGTTATCTATACAAACATAAACTCTATAATCACTATTAATTACATAATAGTTAGCGTCATACAATCTAGTTGAACTAGTTTGTGGGGACTGATTGTAAATGCTATAATCATGACGGTACATTTCATAAATTGTACCTTGAGTCCAATCAACTCTTCTTATAAGTCTTCTAACATTATTAGATGTTATCCTTCTACCAAAGATAATAGTATCTTTTACATGATTTAAATAATTTGGATTATCTGTAGGACTTGGAATATTTGTATCCCAAGTAGTAGACCTACCAAACCCAACAGCGTCGGGATTTGGTAGGCTTAAAAACACATAATAAGAATTGTTGGTGTCCCGAACAGAATCAACAAAGTTATTCGCATTTAGAATTCTAAATTGATCTGTGACAATTGCAGACATATTATTAGCTTTTTTCTATATTTATACTCTGTACTTAACCTAACTCTTTACTTAGGCCACCAGTATTCCTCAATCCATATCCCCTACGTAGTATTTGTGGGAATGTAGTGAGTCCACTATTCACTGTATATCCACTAACTCCAACAGAAATTGGACTCGTAGATCTTTCAATTCCGAACAATCTGCCCCAAGAGAATCTTCCTACAAAATCCGCAGATGTTTCTAAACCAGTGATGTTTGTTGTAGATAGAATATTGCAGGTTAGAACTCCGACCAGATTGTCTCTAGATATTTGGTTGATAACATAAACATTATCAGCAAATGTAGTTCCAATACCAACTACGTCACTATCTGAGGTGTTGATTGATGTTACTCCAGATCCAATATTAGTATCAGAAACATATATGTAATAACCTTGAAGAAGTGAGTCAATATCAGAATTCGAATCATACAATACTTGGAGATTGAGTGCTAGAGGATTCGATCCACTACCAGCAGATGTTGTTATTCCTGTGATAATTCCACTAAATCCTTCTACAAATCTAATTTCTGGAATCAGTTCTCTATTGAATGATGGAATAGATGCTGCAATAACTGCTGGTGGATTCGTATAAGTATATCCACTTCCAGGATTTGTAATACTTACAGAAGAAACAGTTCCAGCAGCAGAAACTGTAGCGGTTGCTGTTGCAGTGCTTCCAACTCCAATTGGACCACCAATCTTCAATGTTATAGTTGATCCTGCAGTGTATCCACTACCACCAGTTAGAATACCAATAGAAGAAATTGTCGAGAATCCACTTACAGAGGCGCTGAATCCTGCAGAAACTGGATTTGTATCCGATTCTACAAGGAATCCTTCAAATTGTTGTATCACAGTGCTTGTATTTGGATCATTCTCTTCATACTTAAACAGTTGAGCACTATCTACAAATATTTCTTCGTCAGTTAAAGAAACATCTTTAATAACTCTTGTTGCTGGTATAACAAATGGTTCTAAAGAATCTCTAGACTTGAACTGATAATCTTCTTTTACAATTAGATCTCTCTTTTGCTTAGACCAGTGAATTGGTCTGAAATTATCTTCATCAATACCATCCCCAAGATAGATTCCTGTCTCAACAACATCAGCACTTTGTATCAGAGAAACTGTGCGACCTGTTTGAGATACAGTTGAAGGAATGAAGTTATTCTTAACTAATTCTAAAGTATCACCTGGTTTTACAGTTTCATTTACATTAACAGTAAAGCTATCAACGTTGCGTGTTCCTCTATAGAAGAATATCGCTATATTATCTTCAGCCTTTGGTGCTTCTTTGAATCTGAAGGTTGTTCCACCTTCAAATACATATGAAACATTTGGTTCTTGCATGACTCCATTGAGGAAGATTAAAAGAACCGCGTTAAAATCAATCAGATCTGATTCTGGATTTGTTCTATCTTTTTCGAAACTTAGAAGCTCATTATTTCTGAATAATGGGAATCTAGTTCTTGAACCATTTTGCAATGATTTTATGCTATCAATATAATCAAGTTCACCTAACTGCCATGAAGCGAAGGAATCTGTAAATACATCTTCAACGGTGAATATTAGTTCTTCAGTTGGTTCGGATAGTCTAGCATCAGTGACCAGTCCTACCAGTCTGAATTTATCACCTCTTCTAAATGCATATCCAGGTTTTGTAATAGTTGTTGTTTTGACTTCAAATAGACTTGTTCCAACTCCAACGACAGATGATTGTCCAACGTTAACAGTCATTGATAGACCGATTCCAGCATCAGTAGTATTTCCTACAGATAGTCTAGATACACCACTGATCGTTAGATTTTCGTATGAAGGATCGTCAATTCTAATAGATGGATTGGTGTAACCACTACCACCACCTTTAATGGTGAATGATAGTGAACCACCAGCACCAACTGCTGCAGTGATAGTAGCACCAGAACCAGTTGAATCACTAATTCCTACACCAATTGTTCCACCATAATATCCAGAACCAAACGTTAAATCTCCATAATAATGATATGCAGTTCCCTGTCCAACATAAGTATGTGTAATTGTGCTGGTTCCAACTTGTGCTTTGAAAGTTGTAGCAGAAACAATCCCCGTTACTGGGAAAACAAATCCATATGGACTGGATCCGGGGTATGGGAATATAGTAGAAGTTATACCAGATCCACCAGGGCAACTAAACTCAAGACCTTCCAAGAAGACTCTGTTTCCAGATCCAGTAAGTCCATGATCAGTAGATGTAGTTATTTCAATAATACCTGTGGTATTGTTGTATGAAGATGTGCTGATGGAATATGAAGATCCTGTTGTAGCAATACCAACAATCTCTGTAATAGATCCTCCAGCACCTGTTCTAGCAATAACTTTTGCTCCAACTAAAGGTGCATATCCAAGACCTCCAGTTGATCCAAGAGAAATGATAATTCCACCACGAGGAACTTGGTTTTGGTTAACGTCATAATCTACAACGATTACATCATCAGTATTTGGTCTAGTGACTGAAGTGAACGTTACTGTGGTTAGTCCTGCATTAGAATCTGATTCTAACTCATAGTTGTTTCCTGCATTATTTTCAGTATCTGGAGTTTGGAAAACATCATTGATGAACACAAGTCCACTTCCAGGTTCGACACCCGACGTTGATTCACCCTCTATCGTTAGATTGAAAGTTCTACCAATTCCAGTGAATTGATCTGAAATATCATCATATAATTTGTTGAATTCATAATCTCTACGTAAGAAAACTCTACCATTAAACGTGGACTTAGGTAATGGTAAACCACCTTGATCTAATCTATCATTATTACCTTTACCATCAGGAGCTTCGGTGAAGTGAATTTTGTTACCGACAATGTTATATGCACCTCTATAAATTCTTGCTTCTGTTCCATCAGTATGGGTAGTTGCAGAAGATCCTACAAATCCTCTATTAACTTCAACAATAGGAACTGTTCCCAAACCAGTTACAGGTCCAGTATTTGTTGTACCGAATCCAACATTAACTACTCTTAGATACTCATCATCAACTTTGATCAAGTCTCTAGGCGCAACAGAAGCAATTCCAGACAATCCAAGGAATGTTACTGCAGCACCAATTGCTCCACCATTATAGTCTAAAGTATGATTAATAGGAGTCCAGATAATTGGATACTGATTAACACCATTTACCGTAATTAAACTCTTTTCGAGTTTTTTCTTCATCTCAAGTTTATGGTAATTACCAGAACCAGATGAAGTGAATGTAAATCCAATTCCATTACCACCACTCACACCAGTGAGTTTAAATGAATCATTATCAACCCTAATTGCATAAACAGTAGTTGGTGCAATATCAGTTGAAATGCCTGTTATAAAGTTTGCACGTATTGTAGTTCCAGTTGAAACTTGAGAAACTTCTACTGAGGTTTTAACCTGTTCGGAGTAGAAAGTAGTTCCAGTTCCTTCATCTACAACTTCTGTTGATGTGATGGAATTGATTCCAATAGAAACAATTGTTCCAATTCCACTATTATTTCCGGAGAAAATACCAGAACCAACAGTAAGTATTGATGTATTTGCAATGCCTGTAATAACAGAAGATCCGCCAGATACCACATTACCAACAAAATATGTAAATGTTGATCCTATTGAAATAACTGTCGTTCCTGCAGAAACTGAAGGTCCGATAATAGTGTCTCCAATGTTAATACCAGTTGTAGATGCAACGCCAGTTATTGTTGAAAATCCTGTAATAAAATCACCTTTAAAGTTTCTTCCTCCAACTAAAGTAGATCCAATACCAACAGCACTAGCAGTAACTCCAGAAAGAGTTGAATATGGAGTGTAGATTAATTCTTCTCCAGTTTGGAAGAAGTGGTTTGGTATCGAGAATACACCAGTAGATTGATTTAGAACGCTAGCATTATTTGGATTAAATGTCTTTTCAAAAATTGGTGTTCCTCCGTAATTTAGATCAAACTCTAATCTATCCTTACCAAAATTATTCAATGCTCCATAGAAAGCTGTAGTTAGTTCCTCAATTCCAACTCCATATGTAAAATCATCTGGAGTATTAAATTCATCAGACTCAAAGTATATAAATTGATCAAACTTTTGAAGCAATACAGTATCTGAAGAGAAATCGGAATCTGGATAGAATTTAACTTTTACTTGAGATCCATCAACGTCTGCACCAAAAGTTCCTATTCCACTTGTAGATGCAGACCCAACGGATAGGAATGGATATTGTTGAATATTAACTCTTCCATTATCAGAAACTACCAAGAATTGATGTAGAGCAACAGTTGTTCCCACACCGACTCTTACTAGTGATTTTAATGTACCTTCAACACCCAAATCGTAAGTATTAATCGTAGTGATACCAGTTGAAGACTGGAAAGTTGATTCCAATCTAGCACTCTTCTCAGTACCAGCATCTTGATCTGTAACTAAGTATCTGTAAGTTCCAATACCAGATGCTGTTGAACCAAAACCAACAGTTTTTGCCTTTACAGTAACTTCATTATTTGTGTTATTTGTAAAGTTTAGTTTGAAAACTCCACCATCGACAGAAACTCCAAATGTACCAATAAATCCAAATGATGAACCACTGATATTACTATCAGTATCAAAGTAGTATTCACTAATATATCCATCGTTTCCATCATGATACGCTAGAATTTCGAAATAATTCATATCCAAAGTATCTTCATTTCTGATAAAGACATTAGAATATATCGTATCAATAGAAGATAATTGAGACTTGAATATATCTGTAGTAACACCAACTGTTGGGAAATCTTCCGTTCTAGCAGTTAGTCTTAAGAATCCAATATCAGTAAATCCTACTCCAACATTTGTTTCACTTAAAGAGAAATAATCTCTATAAATTTTCAAATTATAACTGAAGACTAATGGATCTGTAGGATCAAATCTCATAGCAGAGTTTCCATTATCTGCAAAAGTTCCAGATAAAGTGCCTAAAGATTCTTCACCAGTGTAGAGATTTGCCTTATTTAAAGTATAGGTATTATTATAGTTGTTTAGAATTACAACTTCACTAGCTTGAATGTTAGTTTTATCTTCATCGACGATTTGAACCAAGAACTTGGAGAATTGATCCGTAACTGAATATTCAAATGCATCTATAAAGGTATCTCTATTAAATTCTGCACTTGAGAATTTATTACTAATATCATCAATTTGAAGAACTCTATTGGATATACATTGAATAAAGTCTGCAAGTTTCTTATTTCTAAGGATGATAGCATCAGAAGAATTTGTTGTTGGTAGGTAATCGATCGCTAAATCAAAGTTATTGAATGTATCAACTCTTTCTTCATTAACAAAATCTAAAATTTGACTTAAAAATTGATCAGATCCAATTCCAACAGAAGCTGAAGATGTTATACCAACATCAGCAAAGTTTTTAAATCCTGATGGGTGAACCAAACGATTTACAGAATCTTTTGATTTATCAAAACTTACTATCTTATTATCTTTATATCTTTCACCAGTCGTCTTAATCGAATAAGATAAATTCTGATAATAATCATTATCTGGTAAAACCTGATAACTATTGTTTAATTTACCAGTATCATTCTTCCATCCATATTTTCTTTCCTTAGAATAATTTACAGTATAACTACTATCTAATATAATATCTTCTTCAACTCTAGCAAGATTTCCAGAAATGAAACCACTAATGGAATCATTATAAGATAACTTATACTCTCCAGAAACAGTTATATAATTTTTATTTGCAGTTTGTACAAATAAATCAGTGTCTGAACCATTGGCTAAGATTTTTTCACCCAGATAGAATATACTTGGAACTCTTGTAATACTAAATGTTGGATAATTCTTCTGATTTACAATACTTGTAAATGTTGTTGGTGGAGATACTGCTGTTCCAGCATTATCTGTATATTCTCCAATATCATATTTAAGTACTGCAGGGTTTGAATTAGTGTATTCAACTACTCTAAAGAATCTATACCCATTATCAGGAGAATTAAATCCTGTTCCTGGAGAAGATACCACTCCAAGAGCATCTGTTGTAGACTGCTTTTGAATCCCTTCAACAAAAACATAATCACCCTCTGCAAATGGTGGAACAACAAATCCATTAATCGCTGGTGTGGTCAATTCACACTCAACTATTCCATTTGTATAACTTAAAATTCTCTCTACACTAACACCATTACTATTGTTTTCAGTGAATATTGTATGTTTGACTGATTCTAGTCCTTTTGGTTCTTCAACAATATCAACATCAAGAAGAGCAGATCCTCTTAGATTTGCTTCTAACAGACCACTAGAAACTTTAGATCTAGTATTATCATTAACTAAAGAAAGAGTTGGCTCTGAAAGGTAATTTTTTCCACCATAAACAACACTTACTTGAGTAATCTTATCAGACTTTTGTAATCTAATTAATCTTGGAATGTCTGCTTGTGGTTTTAGAGTTTTGTCTGATGAGAATTCAAATCCTTCATCAGCAATTCGTAAATCTTCAATTCTACCAATATTTGTAGAATTTGTCTTTATAACTGCGTTTGTACCAGAACTTAATGTGCTTATACCAGAAACTATTGGTAATCTATTATATCCAATACCTCCAGAAATTAAGTCTAATTTTTCTATTCCGCCAGTAGCCGTTTTGGAAGTAGTGTTATATTTAATAACCTCACAATCTGCAGACTTATATGAATATTTTTCTGGAATATCTTTTAAAGAAATATTGAATGTTGTAGATCCAACCCCAAAAATCTTATGTTCACCAGTATAAACACTATCACGGTAAATTAAGTTTGATTTATTGTGAACATCAGCATCAACAGAAACTAAAGATCCAGATTTTTCTAGATTATAATATAGATTGGTTGGAATGCTAGTATTGAATCCAATTGTTACTGATGCCGTAGATGATACACCAATAGTTCCGACACCAGAAACTGCAAAAACGGAAGTATTTCCTATTGATACAAATTCATTCTTAAATTCCGAATCAAAGAAGAACTTAAGATCATATCCAGAAAGTGAAGTATCGGATAAGTCAAATACTACATCATTATTCTTAGTTACTGTTAACTGTGGATTGATTAAACTTAGTTCTTGATCTGCTCCTCCAGTAGATGCGATACTAACGACTCTTGGTGGAGACGCTATAGAATCCGAATATGTATCGCATAGATAAATGTAATCATCATTTATTCTGTATACAAAATATCCACCAGTACTAAGACCAGATGATACTAAATCATTAGCATCATAGAATACCTTTTCGCCTGTGGTAAATCCATGTAGAGGTATATTAATTTTATTATTTGTTGTGTTTATTCCAGTAGAATTGAATCCTACAGTGTTAACTAAAAGTCTATCGAAAGAAGAATTATATTTTACAGATACACTAGATGCCGTAGTTCCAATACCTGTAGATAATCCAGGTTTTACTATCAACTGAATAGTATCACCATAACTTAGACCATGTGCCGTTGAAACGGATACTTGACTTGTTATTTTTTTAACATCTGCAGTAATTTGTGTATGCTGTGGTTCAAGATAATAGTAATCGCTATTAGATCCTGTTCCACTGTAGAATAGTCCACTAGTTGTAGTTGTTAAACCAACATCAGTTACAATACCGATTGTATCTGGAGTCTTGTTTATGATATAAACATATTGACTATCTCCAGACTCTGGTAAATTGAAGAATGAAGAACCTGGAGTGTTTCTAACAATTAGAGCACCTGAACCGCTTGGTTTTACAAATAAAACTCTTTGGTTTGTTACAAATGGGTGATTTGGAATATAGATGCTTTGAGTTTCTACAGAAACAGTCTCCGCATTAACACCAAGTTGATATTGAACACTATTAAATGTTCCAGTATCAAGACCAGAACTTACAGATACACTTGGGTTGAAGTAAACCTTATCGTTACTTCTAGAATTGAAATATGAATTGTCTAGATCAATAGTAAACTTATTATTATAAAAATCTACTTGTGTGCTTGCTGTGTGACCAGCAGAAACACCTCTAGAGACTCTCAGTATACTTTCATCATCAAATACATTTAATACAGATAAAGTCTCTGTTCCAATCCCTAATGTAGATCCAATACTGATATTGCTTGGGAATGGTGAAATGTAAATATCAGTTACAACACCAGCAGTAGCGTTTGATGATACATCAAAAATCAAAGATGAAAATACTGAAGTAACACCTACTTTGTGAGATCCAGATAGTTTCCCAATAGATGTAGTGGAAACTCCTGTGATTTCTACTACATCACCATCTAAAAGATCGTGATATGGATCTACTTTTATCTCAATTTGATTTGGATTTTTTCTAAGAACTAAAGAATTATTGTATACTTCTGCAGTTGTAGAAATTTCTACAACACCTTTACCTTTGATCGAACCAACTACTGCAGATACTCCACTACCACCAGTATTTCCATTATCAAAAGTTAGTGCTTCTCCTACAGCATAATCACTTCCACCAGAGAGAACGGATAAAGATTCTACAGATCCTTCAGAAACTATCTCAACAACTGATGTTTGCTTTCCTAATTTATTTGGTTCAATAATAAAATCGTTATTTGAGTATTGTTGACTTACTCTATATGGGAAAGTGTTTCTGACCAAGTTGGAACTATTAAAGTCCAAATCCTGAGATTGATTTAAATTTGTATCGAATTTGGATCTATAGTTATTTCCAATGAAGTATGGGAATTTTGGTTCTAACTTATTTGTTTGAATATTTGTCGATACACCAACATAGTATGCATAAACACCATTTGGAAACTCTGGAGTTTTTGAGAATCTTCCATTATAAGAATCCAAATCGCCATTATCTGTGTAGACATAATCTTCTACAAAGAATCCAAGGTTAAATCCACTTGGTCTATTATATACATTAGATAGATTTGTGGTATATCCAGTATCTAAAACTTTTAATGCTGAGTTTCTATCCTTTGGATCTGAATATCCATATGGACCATAAACTGGGTTTCCATCATATGCCCATCCAATTATCTTAGAGTGTTCATACTGACTTTCTCCATCTTCATAGAAAGAAGAACCCTCTCTATCCGTAGAATATCCGACAACGCCATAAGATAAATCATCACCATTCTCAAGTAAAATTTCATCAGAAAATCTAACTTTGTTGTTTATGGTTAGAGATCTTACATCTGATAGTAAAGATCCATTTTTTCCTAATGGTTTTACAGCAATAGAAGTATTTCTAGGATTATAATTTGTTCCAGAATTAATTACAATAACTCTAGTAATTCTTCCACCAGAAACTTCTGCTCTTAATTTTGCACCAACTCCATCACCATTTACAACAAGATCTGGTGAAGAAGAGTAATATAGTCCACTATTTTGAACTTCAACGTTGACTATTTTTCCATCAGACACAATTGGTTTTAATTGTGCAGATTGTCCACTTCTTACAGTTAATGTTGGTCTTCTGTGGAAATTGAGAATCTTTGATCCATAATCTGTACCAGGTTCATAGAGATATGCATCAACAATTTCTCCTTTAAAAACTGGTGTTGCTGTAATAGTACCAATTGTTCCAGCATATTCAACTTCTAAGTTGAGTGTTATTGGTGGATACTCGAAAATATGTTGACCAGATCCAATGGAAGAGAATTTGACGTATTCTCCTCTATTGAATTCGTCTTTAGATGGTGTAGATGTGCTAAGACCAGCATTTGCTAATCTAAATCTAGAATCATCTAATTTAAGTACATAATACTGATTCGAAGTTGTAAGACCTGAAATACTTTCTGTATAAGTATATCCAAATCCAACAGCAGTTCTATAATTGATCAAATCTCCATTCTTAAATCCATGATTATCAAAAGTTATCGAATTGAATACTGTCGATATACCAGTTGGTTTAATTTTTAAAGACCTATTTTCATATCCAGATCCACCACTAACAACTTGTATAGAACTTAGAATATTCTTACTATCTAAAAGTCTAAATTTGTGAATACCTCCAGCGTTAGCTGTAGTAAATCCAATAGTATTAATACCAGAATTTAAATCTGATATTGTGTTATAAAGTTTAATGGTGCTTGTATTAACAATTTCTGGGTAGTATACTGAACCATTGGACAAATATCTACCCTGATCTGTGTTTGAAGCACCAAATGTTCCAATACCTAGTGGTTCATTTCCATTTCTATTATAGACAATAGGTGTCCCATCCTGAAGGTTATGGAACGATAAAAATGCTATAACATCATCTGATATATTCACTCCACCGCCAAAAGTAGTAGTTTGGGCGTTGAAACTGATTTCTTTGAATCTTTCCTCAACATATGGTTCTAAAATTGCTCCTGACCCATTACCACCAGAGATTGATGCAGAAACAACTCTGTTAACATCTACTTCATTTGGATCTACAATGACTTCTTTTAAGTTACCACGAACAACTAAATCAACTAAAGCAGTTGTACCAAGACCCACTGTAGGATTTGATACTACTACTGTTGGTGGACTTAAAACATCATAATCTGAACCAGAATTTATAATGTTGACGTTGGATAGTGGACCATAATAAATTTTATCATTTGATTTATAATTTATAATTTCAACACCATTGATCAACATTCCAGTTGGTCCTGGTTTTGTTTCTTCTCCAGTTCCAGATTGAATATTTTGAACTAATGAAATTTTTCTTAATAATTTTTTGGGAGCAAGTTTCTTATCGCCAGTTTGTTCTTCTAGTGTAAAAACATGATCAGATACAGTAGAAGAGGATTGGAATTTCACATAATTATTACTTCCAATAAAAGATCTAGCGTTATATAATCTTATCTTATTTTTTATATCACCAGGATTTGTGGGGTCTAGAACTTCAACGTAGTAAGTTTGACCAAATGTTAATCCACTAATTTCTGATGAAGAACCACTGTAAACAACTGCATCTCCAGTAATGAATGGAACTGCGGTTGAAAAAGAAAGTATAGTGTACTTGGTTATACCATTTGTATCAATCTCAGTACCAGAGAAAATATTATTTAAATTTGACGATGCAGTAATAGAAAGAGTTTTTGAAACAATGTCTTTCGTTACACTATAATCTGGTAGAGAATTAGATGCTACATGAATATATTTTGAATTTTCTTCATAGGTATTCTGAACGTTTGCTGTAATTTTTGGATATTTTAATGAAACATTAACAGAAGAAGCATTTTCTATGTTTCTTCTTATACTAATTTTTCTATTTGAATTTATTCCAGTAATACTTTTGTTTAATAAAACGACTCTAGGGAGTGCTAGATCAGGTCTATTTGTAATAGAAGTTACTATAGCATCCTCTATAATAATATTTTCGGAATTTCTGTCTAAAACATTAACAGAATCACCGACCTTCAAACTTGACTTGTCTGGCGTTTCATGTAAAATAACTTGATTTCCTGTAAATGATTCTACTTCATATCTTGAAGATGTATTATAAATCCATGAGTTGAAGAGTAACTCCTTGTATGTTTTACCATTAGATGGATTTTCTATCTTTTTACCAATATTTTTTACAGAAATAACATCACCAACTGATCTGAAATAGATATCATTCTGATTTTCTAACTCCGATAAGACACCTGTGATTCTCAACTCCACTTTTTTAGTGGTATCACCATTCTCATATCCATAAATGATCTTATCAGATCTTAAATCTGATCCAGGATCGATGGTGGATGTAATTCCACTGCAACCGAAGAACTGATTAACGCTCTTATCAGTATAAGTTATGGTGTCTGATCCTACAGTTATTGTTCCAGAAGAATCAAATCCTACTGTAGAATCAACCGTGATTACAGTGTCTGTCGATAAAACTTTCTCTACTACTTTAGTTTTCGGAGTAATTTCAAAAGTACCTTCAATCAAACTCTTTTCATCATATCCAGCAAATAGTTGAATCTTATAAAGAGTCTTATTATTTCTTGTTATAATCTCTACTTCAGAAACAGGTGCTGATGCAGTATTATCATTATTATTGATAACCTGACCAACAAGGTTATTTGGATTACTTCCAGAGATTAATTCAGCTACAAGAACTTCTCTTCTAATAAACTCTGCATCAGATGATCTAACTAAGAATTCTTTCAGATTTAAAATAGTTGGATCTAATCCATAGAGAACATTATAAAGAATTCTAAATGATTCTGATGTTCCCTTTGTTTGATAGAAAGTTCTAATTTCTTTAAGGAAATTATTTAAATCTAAATTTTCTACGAAATCAAGATCTTCAAATCCAGGAGCTAATGATTGTTTTAACTTTCTATAGAACTCCTTTAAAAATAATGCGCTTAGGTTTTGTGCTACGCTTCCTACAGAGTGCGTACCTGCATTGGTTGATGAAAATTCTAGTTCTTCTGGATTTAATGCGCTGCGATAAGAAGTAATACCACTAAATCCTCTTACACATCCAGTAAATGAATTTGTTGTAATACCAGTATAAGTGATAATCTCATCATCAATCTTCACCAAACCATACTGAGGTGGGAATCCCTTTGTATTATCTACGTAAATCTCAGTATCGCTTGTTCCTATCTGTGTAGACACAGTAGAAACACCAGATATTACATCAGGATTTAAGTTGTTTAATTTTTTATATTGATCTAGATTCTCTGCAATATCAATAGGACCACCCTGGAATTCTTGAGAAATATAATATTGCTTTAGGAATTCCACCGCTTTGGGTGTTTCTGATATAACAAACTCTGGTAACTGATTTTCAATTATTTGCTGAATCTTAACTCTAGAATCAAAACCAGTCGTGACCATATTACCTCGTTAACGTTCCGTTTGAATAACTTGATGTGGAGTCAAAATTGATACCTGATATTTGCTCTCCAGAAGAGATTGTATCCTTCTTCATATTTATGGTGCTTTTTGAGATATCAAATACTAGATACAAGTCCTTGAGTCCAACAACATCATTAGATTCTGGGAATGCCTGTATTTCAATGACTTCATCTGGAAGTGACGTTGATGTAATATTAATGGTATTAACAAGTACTTCGCCCTTTACATAATCAACAGATCCTATAGATTTTTTAACAATCTGATATTGTCCTGGTGTTGAAGTTGGTTTAACAATAGAAAGAACTCCAATATCACTACCTTCAACAGGAACATCTGAGAAATATACAGTATCATTTTCTCCAGCAATCTTAAATCCAGTACTCTTGATATTATATCCTACAGGATTCTTATGGAATCGATTACCAAAACAGATTTCATATTGTGCAAAAGTATTCAGTACAGCATTCAAATTACGTCTAATCTTAACCTTAGTAATGTTTGAGGTAATTGACGTATCAACATTATCAATAACCTGAACAACCTTACTATATTTGAATCTTCCACCAAACTTATTAAAATCAACAGAATCCGAATATTGTGTTAGAGTGTTAATAACATTTGTTCTTAGATTCTCAATATTAGAAACTGCTGATGAATTGTAGTAAACTGTGCTATCAATCTCAACATAAAGTAATTTAAGGTCTATAATTTTTTGATTTATTCCTGCTACAGAATATTTTTTCAAATCATTTAGAATACTAGTCTTTGTAAAGTCAGAAATTGACGTACCATTTTTTGGTTTAATACTGATCAATACTGTTCCAAATTGAGGTGGGTCTAACTCTTCTCCACCAACAATTGAAACAGACTCAGTATTGGGGTATACTTGCTGAATAATCGATTCGTAATCCCTCGCTGTGACCGCCCGGTACTGCGAAGAGTACACTCTTGGGGCAAAGTACTTAACGGAGTCAATTGACTCGATTGAAGCGCCTCCCTTAGACGAATCAACGGTTGTTACAGTTACTGTACTGGAAGGGTCAATTGTTATTCCATTGGAATCTACAATCGTTCCAGAGAAGGTGAAGACTCTTGGACCATTACCATCTTCACCATCAGTAATGATATAACTTGCTTTGATAGTAGTTCCATTTTCTACTTTCTTACCGAAGACATCATCACCAAACAACAACTCATATTTCTCATCAGTTACTTCTTGAATTAAGAAGATTTCAGAGGTTTTATCAATTTCAAATAAGTTATCAACTGCACTATATGTTCTACTTCCAACTTTTACTCTAATAGTGCTAGCATCAATACCAGAATTATCGAGTACGAATCTTTGATTGAGTGATGTATCTGCAGTAAACGTTTTATTTAAAAATACACCCTGATAGATGGTTACATTTTCAAAGGACGCAGATCCATTTGTTACACTAACTGTGATATCTTCTGGAACTGAAAAGATATATGGACTCGATTGACCATCACCCCCAATGCACACCAGACCCGCTTTAAGGGTGATCTGAGGTGATGTGGTGGTAGTTGCTATATTAAATGATATTCTCGCCGTTGCTGCCTTTTTTGAGCGGGGTACATAACCAACATTACGCGCTAATGCTACAACATTTTCACGAAGAGTCGCTGAGTCTAAGAAAGACTCATTGACGATCATGTTTGAATTGAAAGCAGTGATATATGTATTATATGCTAACGTATCGATCAGGACAGAAAAATTTGATCCCTCAAAGTCAAAATCCGTGAATGTAGAGTTTGCACGGAGATAATCCTTGATGGATGTCTTTATTTGATCGAAATCTAGATTAGTAAATTTTGTAAAAGGCATGTTATCTTCTGGTTGCCTCTAAAATGTAGTTAAATTCTTGCTGAGGGAAGTCTTGTCCTATAATATCAAAGTAAACTGTAATATCAAAAGCGTTTTCATCGTATCTTGGACTGACTTCAACACGAACATTATCAGCTCTAGGTTCGTAATTTACAACGGAGTTATAAATTTGAGTCTCAACAGTGGTCGCAGTACCGTAATCTACAAAATCAAACAAACTAGTTGTTAAATTTGACCCAATTGTGTTATTAAAAAACCTTTCGCCAGGTAATGTTTGAACAATATTACGAATTGAACGTTTAATCGCATCTTCATTCTTAAGCACAAGGATATCTCGTGTCACAGGATGCATATCAAAGGACAAACTAATGTCCTTAAACTGTCGAGATATCCTTTGTACCACTGAAATGTCTCAAGTCTTCTTTTTATTTATGCCCCAGTTACCCCATAATTTGGTTCTGTACCATATTCCCAGTCATCATAATCATCATCATTTCTGATTTTTTGGTGTAATTCCGATTGTTCTTTTAAATGATGTCTTTTTGGTGAAATATCATCGTGCATAATCTCCTGAATCACCTTTTTTTGTGGATCTGGATAATTATAATCAGTTACAAGGTGTGTTGTACCCCACATTTGGTACATGTAATCGACATTTCTGTCTGGATTTGGTGAATTCGCCATTTTTTTCGTTCTAAACTATAAAATTAGAACTTTTTTCGGGGTTTCTATCCCGCAAAATTATTTATTTTCACGTTCTTCGGTGGTTTCCCAGAAATATTCGTCGGTATCACCCAGTCTTCCCCAGTCAACACCGTTCTCAACCTGATAATATTCTGTAGAAACCTTAAAATCAGGTGTTTTTGGTTTATCTGGAGTCAAACTTATATCATAAACACGACATCTATTGTTCGGATAGAGTGCAAATTGTCCATTGACTAGTTCAATGAGGTTAAATGACTTATGTTCTTGAGGAATTTCTGCCGTACTATAGTCAATAATGTCTGCACTGTTATGATAATTGTCTAAAGTACAGATATAATACCCTCTCATTGATCCAAAATGACGTGTACGAACCTCCCAGTCCATTGATGCGACAAATTGCTTCGTAATTGTCGTCACACCATAGTCCATACAGTTCCAAAACTGTAAGTTTTCAAGGTCCATATCAGTCTCAGGTGTCTCTGGACGAGACAAAAAGGCACTAATCGGTAATTTATCATAAAGAGCACCATATTCTGGTAAATATGTCTCAAAATAAAAAGCGCGTCCAGGCATCGACTTAGCCGATACCCAAACGCCCTCAACAAATTCACCATGACCATCTTTTAAATCGCGTAGGTATTCTTTACGAACCCATACTCTTTGTGCTGGTAGATTAGTGATTAAACAACTCATCCTTTTCCTTGACCCCTATACTTCTTACGTGCTTTATTGCGAGAAGACGCGGCGTACTTCGTTCCTCCCCCATCGCCTTGACGAGATTTCTTAGGAGGTCCCGGAATATAAGAAGTCTTATTCAGTCCACCTTTTGCGCGTACAGCCATAATTAATTCTCCAAAATTTCGTGTGTGATTTCATGTGGTTCGGGAGAACCCGTCTCATAAAATTGTTGAGCCAGGTCCTCCATTGCATCGAAAAATTCTTCCTCAGAAAGATCTGTGAAGATTTTCTCTCCTTGCTTTAATATATTAAATCGTGAGGGTTTGTTTTCCATCAAATGATTCTTGTCTTCTCGTGACCAACTCTAATACGAGGATCACACCAAATTTCAAATCCTGCTTCCTTTGCATCCAAACAGAAACTCACATCCTCTCCGCACATATCTTGAACCTCTCCAGATTCAAATACTTGCATCTTCGGAGCAAACCAAGGATACTTCATCTCCGAATGCTCAAAGACTCCGTTCTTGATTAGCAACCATCCAAATCCAGTGTAATCGACTGTGAATGGCTTTCTACGCTTGGAAATTGATTCCAATGTTTCATGATTCATCACTCCACCATTGTTACGGAAATCATCTTCCTCTAACCAGTGTGCAACAGATGTCGTGTGACCGTCCTCAGTGCAATACCACCCAGCAGCAATGTCTTGTTCCATGAGAACCAACTGCCAGAAGTTGTTGCTATTGAATACAATATCACTATCGATCCACAGTTGCCAATCATAATTCAACTTGCCGTCCCAGGGAATTTGGTCTGGTCCACGCAGTACGTTTGCACCAAGACACTTGCAACGGGCAAAGTTCACCATTGAACTGTAGTCTTGGGAAATCTGAATACTTGCCCCTGCCTGAACTAAGTCAAAACAAAGTTGTACAAAGTTCTTCAAGTAAGTATAAGAAACTCCTCTTCCAGGAAGACAAAAGACAATCGATTTTCCACGAACCAATTCTTTTGCTTTTTCATAGTCCCACTCTGGTTCTTTTGTTGAACTCACGGGCGCTTTTGCTTTTACAGTAAATCCTTTAGCCATAAGAAAGTGTAATTACGTCAGGTTGTACGTACAACGAATATCATACAATATTATCTATACAATGTCAATCTACTTCCCTTTCAGACATGATAATCTCACTACCCTCTAGGGAAATATTGATCTCTGTATCTTCATACCAGGACAGATCATTCGCCATCCATTCAGGTATTATAACATAATATTCGCCAGTTACTGGATCGACCTGTAGAGGTTGAAAATTTTCTCCGGAATTTTTTCTCATCGCCGTTAAACAAGTTTGGGTTTTTGTTTTTATATAGCAAAAACTAAATATCTCCCTTGTGTAACACTTTGTAGACTACAGGGACCCATGGGTTTTATATACGGGGGGCTTATACGCGCCGCGACCCCCGAAGGGGCGGCGACCCTATAACTGCTGAGTCACGAACGGATGCCCATCACGAATAGGTGTGACCGCTAACGGGACAGGGAGCGACCTCATCAGACCAGACCTCAGAGAACTGACCAGCGATAGCGAATGCACTGATGCCCAACTGAGGTTGCAGACGCGACCCCATAGGGGAGTCGTCGTTGTTGCGACCCGTCCAAACGATGCGGCGGGTCTGGAGGTCGGAGGACATGGAGAGGATCATGGAGGTCCCGTTGTGGTTGAGAGTATTGTAGCA